AGGAGACAATAATGAGTGAGTTACCAGAGAGACTACGTAAGTTCGTGTGGAATGAAAGAGGTGCCCCCATCCAAAAGGTTTGGGATACATCTAGCTTAAGTTCTTTTTTAGCATGTCCTAGATATTATGATTGGTCTGTGCTAAATGGTTGGAAACATGCTAGCTATGGTACTGCCACAGGATTTGGTTCAGCCGTTCACGAAGGCTTTGAGCAGATGGAGATTGCAAAGTTCGAAGGCAAATCTAAAGACGAAGCACTACAACGTGCTATTAAATTTGTGCTCGAAAATTTTGGCGAGGATCTAAAAAACTCTGATGATAAAGCACGAGGATTAGAATCTGCACTACGTGCTGTAGTGTGGAGAGCCGAAGAATACTGGGATGATAATCTTAAGTTAGCTACTATGCCTGACGGAACGCCTGCTCTTGAGCAGAGATTCGAAGTACCTATTGGCGAGAGAGGTCATAGATTTAGTGGACGAATTGATAAGATAGTTACGATAGATGATAGATTATATATTGTAGATTTTAAAACTACAAAGACTGCGTTGTCTGATTATTATTTCAAAGGCTTCATGCCAAACAATCAGATCTTCGCATACATATGGGCATGTCGTGAAGTACTTAAGTTGCCTGTTGATGGTGCTATCATTGACGGAGTACAAACAGGTGTTAACTTTACAAGGTTTGCTAGACAAGTATTCAATGTACAAAAAGAATTACTTGACGAGTGGTATGATGATACGATTCATCACCTTGATATATCAGATGTATATGCTAACTCTGGCTACTACCCCGCAGATTTTACTGCGTGTAATAATTATGGTGGTTGCAAATTTAGAGAGACTTGTTCACATGCAGGTAATCAAAGAGAGATGTTCTTTAAAGAAGATTTCAGACAAGAACTTCACGCAGATTTAGAAGAAACAAAACCAACAGTACTTGAAGTGGTAGAAGGGGGGAAACAATGAAACTAATAATGATTGACGCAATGTTGAAACATGCTGAAGGACAGATTGCAAAGCACAAAGCAAATGTATTAATTTACATGGATAGTGCTGTCGGTGTTGGTGAGCACACTGATATACTAGAAAGTATAGAGAAAGAACTTAATGCAATGGGTAAGTATGAAGAACAAATTGAGTTGCTTAATAAATATTTTCTTGACAATTAATTTATTTAGTATATACTTACAACTTAAATAGGAGACCGTAATGGCAAACATTAGTAAACATAAATCAACAAGTGTTACCAAGCTACTACTCGTAGGAGATAGTGGTAGTGGTAAGACATCTGCCCTGGCGAGTTTAGCTAACGCAGGTAAAAAACTACGTATCCTAGATTATGATGACGGCTTAGATATTCTACCAGAATACTTAACACCTGAAGCAGTATCTAGGGTATCATATGTTACATTAAGAGATTCACTAGGACAAGCTACTGCGTTTAGAAGAGGGGCACAGTTGTTGTCAACTTGGAAAGACGGAGAAGAGAACTTAGGTTCTGTGAAAGAATGGGGAGACGATACTGTTTTAGTTATCGATTCTCTAACGTTGATGGGCGAAGCGGCACTAAGGGGTGCTCTTGTCTTCAACAATAAGAAACCTACCGAGCAACCAACCCAACCTGAATGGGGAACTGCCGCTAGAGATGTACAAAATATTCTTCAATATATTACAGGAGACGAGGTGAAATGTAACGTGGTAGTTACTTCACATATTCAGTACATGGAAGGTGAGTTAGGAATTGCGAAAGCATATCCTACTTCCGTAGGCTCAAAGCTATCTACTAAGATAGGTAGATACTTTAACTGCGTATGTCGTATTGATAGTAAGACAACAAGCAAAGGCAATGAACGTTCTCTGAGAACAGTATCTGATAACAAGATGGATCTCAAAGTAACTGCGCCTAGCTTGATTGAATCTAACATGGAACTAGACTTGAACAAGTTGTTTACTTCCATACAATCAAATGCGAAAAGTAAACTTGAAACAAGCAAACCGAAAGGAGACAAATAATGTCAAACATTGCTGACTTTCTAAACATGACACCCCAGGAGACACCTGAATCAGTTGTATTACCTGAGGGTAGTTATGACTTCACTATCACTAGCTATAGAGCGGATGTGGTAGGGGAGAACCAGACACCACTTGTAAAAGTGAATGTCAAAGCTACAGGTATTTTAGAATCGGATCTTAAGGATTCTGATCTGCCTAATGCAGAGCCGACACGTATGGAGTTTTGGGCAACTCCGAATGCACTGAAGGTTAAGAACCCTGCAACGGGTCTTAAGTCTTTCCTTACATCAGGGATTGAGTTAGGTCATGTAGATGACTTACCTTATAGTGAATTGCTAGAAATGGCAATAGGCAAATCCTTCAAAGGAGTTGTCAAACATGAGATGGTTGGTAAGAATAAAGATATCTTACAAGCCTCAGTAAAAAGAATACTGAGTAACTAATCATGACACAGCACGCAGTTCTTAAACCAGTTCCATCTCAGAAACCAAAGAACGATCTGCAATGTAATGTTGCTTTTGTCTTTGACTTTCCTACTAACGATGAGGCTAGACTTGGCAAAATTATGACAGGTTCTGCTGGTAGAATGTTCAACCAGCTAGTCGAGATATTAGACATAGGTGTGGAGAACTGCTTGCTGACATACGCAATCTCTACTAAGCCTGCTCAAGAAAACCCAGCATACTTCTTTCATAATCGTGCACAGTACAAAGCATTATGTAAGACAACAGACTGGCGTAGTAAATATTCTTTGAGTGGGTTTGGTTATCTGAAGGAAGAAAAGGAATCAGACATAGAGAGATTAGCAAACGAGCTTAATGCTGTGAAACCTAATATCATTATTGCTATGGGTAGCTTGGCATTATGGGCGCTGACAGGACTAGACAAAGTTGGAACTTACAGGGGAACAATCTTAAATTCTAAAACTTTAAGTGAGGAAACAAAAGTTCTTGCCACGTATAGTCCTAGTGCCATAGTTAGAAACTACGATTTCAGACCGATAGTGCTTGCCGATATAAAGAAAGCATTACTGGAATCAGAAACTAAAGAAACTAAAATAGTAGAAAGAGAGTTATGGATTGAACCAACTATTAAAGACCTTCAAGACTTTGAAGAAAAATATATACGAGAGGACAATGAAGACGTACCTCTTAGTTTCGACATCGAGACCGCATCAGGTGACATTACTTGCATTGGGTTTGCTCCTAGTGATAGTGTTGCTCTCGTAGTTCCATTTTACGATGGAAGAAAAGACCTGAAGAACTATTGGACTTCTTATGATGAAGAGGTACAGGCATGGCAATGGATAAAGAAAATACTAGAGAACGATAAGATAACTAAGGTAGCACAGAATCAAACGTATGATGTATCTTGGTTACGATATAAAAAGAATATACTAGTATCAGGTGTAGTGCATGATACAATGCACGCACAACATTCGCTACAGCCAGAACAACAAAAAGGATTGGGCTACTTAGGTTCGATCTATACTAATGAGGGTGCTTGGAAAACTATGGCTAAGTTCTCAAAGAGCACCAGGAAAGAATGATTATAATAAATGAAACGAGCTCCGTACTTTTCGGAGTTACCAATACCAAATGATTTAGTAACTATTGAAAAGGAAGTACGGCTGTGGAGGGCTGTCATAGACCAAGCGTTAATAGATTTTATGACTGTGAATAATGCAAGAGAATTTCAAGCAAACAAAGAGAAAGCAAAGATTTGGTTGCGCGGAAAATCAGAGGACTTTAGTGTTGTGTGTGAGTATGCAGAACTAAATCCTAAAGAAGTGAGAGATGAAATATTTAATATAGTAGGTGGAGAGAATGAGTTATACAAACAATAAAACAACATCAGCTTATGCTACGCAAGTAGGCGGATATCATTATAAAGAGTTTGAAATACAACCATCAGTATTTGTTAATGAGAATAAGATGCTGTTCGCTGAGGGTAATGCTATCAAGTATATTTGTAGGCATACTAGGAAGGGAGGCAAAGAAGATTTACTCAAAGCTAAACATTATATTGATATGATTATAGAAAGAGATTACGATTTAGACGAAGACTAATATGGGAGAAAAAAGCAATGGCAAAAATAATCAAGAATGTAGACATTCAAAATATAGAACTTGATTCCGAACAAACTCTTTGGACATACTGTGCGCTAGACTGTGCTGTTACTCTAGAGATTTGGCAGAAGATTAAAAAAGAATTAGACGAAGAGACTACTAAAACTTATCAGTTTGAACTAGACAGTTTAAAACCTGCGATGGAAATGATGCAACGTGGTTTGCTAGTGGACAATGATAAGGTTAAAAATATGCGTGCCCCTCTTAAAGATAAGAGATTAAAGTTAGAGCGCATGCTTAATTTATTTTCTAATGCTGTAGTAGATAGAGATCTAAATCACGCATCACCAAAACAATTACAAGACTTATTTTATAAGTCACTAACTTTACCTCCAGTTATTTCTTACAAGAAAGGTAAGCAAAAAGTTTCTACAGATAGAGAAGCACTAGAACATTTACGTAAAGAATATCCTAGAGCAAGACCATTCTGTAATACTATCATGGCACTACGTGACATTGATAAACAACTCAACGTATTAGATACTACTAAAGATAAAGACAATCGTATACGTTGTTCATATAACGTAGCAGGAACTGAGACAGGAAGATGGTCATCATCGGAATCGCCTTGGGGTACTGGTACTAATCTACAAAACATCACGAAAGACTTACGTTCAATTTTCGTACCTGATCCAGGTATGACTATGTTTTATGCAGACCTTGAACAAGCAGAGTCACGCGTGGTTGCATATATTACTGGCGATGAAGGGTACATCAATGCATGTGAGAGTGGTGACCTTCATACTACAGTTGTTAAAATGGTGTGGCCTAATATGGGTTGGAGTGGAGACGCGAAACAAGAGCGTGCCTTAGCTGACAAACCTTTTTACCTACATTTTAGTTATAGGGATATATGTAAGAGAGCAGGGCATGGCACCAACTATGGTCTTTCAGCTACCTCACTAGGTAGACATTTGCAGATTAAGATATCACACGCTACGAGATTCCAACTGTTATATTATGGCGGAGTTATACCTGTCGATTCTGTAGCACGTTGGCACAAGCAAGATCCCAAGGGAGGCTTTGATGAACTAGCCTCCTATGGGGTTGAGTTTGGAGATAAAGTAAAGTACTTGCGTATTCAGGGAGCATTTCCTGGTATACAAAAGTGGCACTCGGATGTGCATAAACAGTTAGAACAGGAGGGGGCACTAGTGACACCACTAGGTAGGCGCAGACAATTCTGGGGAAGACTCAGTGATGCTTCTACTTTGCGTGAGGCTATTGCCTACGTACCCCAATCTACCATAGGAGATCTATTGAACATGGGTCTTTATCGTGTGTGGAATGAACTCGAAGGTAGAGGGGTACAAGTACTTGGGCAAGTTCATGACGCTATTCTAGGACAAGTGCCAACGGATAGAGTTGATGAACTTATGCCTGAGATTATTAATTGTATGACTAACCCTATCAAGGTTGGTGATAGAGAACTTATTATTCCATCAGTTGCCGAGGTTGGTAACACGTGGAAAGATTTAACAGTATGGGAGAAACATGTCTAGAATATATAAAGATTACATAGATGCTTGTGTTGAAGCGAGTGCTGATAGTCCTATTCCTAAAATATTTAGGAGATGGTCTGCGCTTTCTTCAGTAGCTGGTGCTATCGGGAGACGCGTCTGGTTTCCAATGGCGAACTACGATATACGATCTAATATATTCGTTGTCATGATAGCTGGACCTGGGCGTAACAAATCAGTTAGTCTTGTTCTACCATATAGTAAGATATTTAGTAAGTTAACTACACCACCTGGATCTCAACCAGACCATGAGCAATTTAATTCTGGATTAGATCAGTACGGTATGAGAGAGTACCCTTTGTATTGTATACAAGATAGGATTACTCCTGAGAAACTTGCAGTAGATATGTGTAAGTCTTCTCGTTGGGATATGAGATTGTCAACACCAAGTGATGAGTTTCATGATGGCTCTCTTACTTTAGTTACATCTGAGTTAGGTACATTCTTATCTAGACACGAGAGATATTTACAGATGTTCCTAACAGATATGTGGGATAGTAAAGAAGAGTACTCCCATAAAACAAAAACATCAGGAGAATATATTATTAAAGGTCCTTGTTTAAATTGGATAGCTTGTGCTACCCCTGAACAATTTGTAGACAACCTACCTGAAGATGCGAGGTCTCAAGGTTTGTTATCAAGAATCATACCTGTGTTTTATGATGGTCCAAAAATTCCTCAATCTCTTTTACAAAAAAGAATTGATGATCAAACTATAATGAACTTGAGAGAAGACTTATCTCAAATATCTAAGATGTATGGTCCTGCTCATTTTGACCCTAAAGCTTTTGATAAAATCAATTCAGATATAGAAGCAGGCTTACCGCCTGAGCCTACCGACCCTAACCTATCTGAGTATTCTCAGCGTAGAGTATCTCACTTCATTAAGATAGCCTTGTCAATATCAGCTTCTAATAGTAGTAGTAGGATTATTACTTGGGATCATTGGCAACGTACTAAAGACTTAATGTTTGAAGTAGAAGAACATATGCCTAAAGCATTGGCAGGATTTGGTATGGGTAGAACAGGTAAGATAGCCCAAGATATGGGTACATGGTTTAAGAATACTATGGAAAATAACGGAAATAAATACGTACATCTAAAGAAATTTAAGAGGGAGTTGCTACGTAAAATACCTAACCCTGGCGAATTGGAGCAAACAGTCAAAGCTATGGAGGACTCTGGCTACATCGAAGTAAAAGATGGAGTTGTTTTTCCTAAAGCACTTGAACATGTTTAAGGTAATATGATACAATGCAAAGTTCGACCCTCTACAAACAATACAATCTTAAAGGAGAAACAATGAAGATAAATATAGACTACTCGCGTGATAACCTCTTGACAACAGCAGGTAAAATGATACTAAAAGACAGGTACATGTTACCTACAGAAGCAAGTCCACAAGACGCTTTCGCTAGAGCATCAATGGCTTTTGCTGATAATGAAGCACATGCTCAAAGGTTATACGACTACTCGAGTAAGCTATGGTTTATGTTTGCTACCCCTATACTTTCTAATGGTGGAACTACAAGGGGGCTACCTATATCTTGTTTCTTAAATTACGTAGACGATTCTAGAGAAGGTTTAGCAGATCACTATACTGAAAACATTTGGTTGTCTAGTATGGGCGGTGGTATTGGTGGATACTGGGGTGATGTTAGATCACAAGGTATGGCTACTAGTATTGGTAATAAAACTACAGGAGTAATACCTTTCATGCACGTGGTTGATTCACAGATGACTGCGTTTCATCAAGGTGCAACAAGACGTGGTAGCTATGCGGCTTACATGGACATATCTCATCCAGAGATTGTTGAGTTTATTGAAATGCGCAAACCAACTGGCGGTGACATCCATAGGAAAAACTTAAACTTACATCACGGTGTAAACATATCTGATGCTTTTATGGAAGCAGTAGGTGATGGCAAGCCTTGGGATTTAATTGATCCTCATACTCAACAAATTATAAAAACTTTAGACGCTAGAACTTTATGGATTAAACTTCTTGAAACA